GTCTCTGGTTGCCATTTCTTCGTAATATTTTATGCGTTCTGCATCAGAAAGCACTTGCAGTTCAGCCCTTGCGGTATCGTATTTTATTTCCCCTTGTCGGGCCTTATTCAATATTTCTTTGTTATTTCTAATCGCTTGTATTACTGGCTGCGTGCCACTTGCCTGCGTGTTATAGCCCCTTGCAAACCCTTCAATCTCTTGAACCGCGTGCTGTATCTCATGCACCAAAGTCGATTTGATTTGCTTTTTCAAACTTGCGCCAGAAACAGCGCCATCGCCTAATGGGCGCATATCAGCAAGGTTTACTGTGATAATCTTTCGGCTAGGGCTAAAACTACCGCGAGAATCGCTTTTAGGGTCAAAGGTAATTATTGTTTCGTAATTTTTAAGCTGCGGGTAATTTTCAAACAACTCATCGTGATCTAAAAAATCACTTAATTTTTTTGAAGCACCGCGCTCTGTATTTGGCAAAACGCGCTCTAAAGCATCACTTGTGATGTTGCTAAACAGTGCGTCAGCATCATCATCAATGTCTATCTTAATGGCCGCTGGCCTGTCATCAATCTCAAACCTAAACTGATTGTCAGGCAGTTTAAAAAGCCCTTTATCAAATTCTCTGTCTGTGTCTCTAAAAAACGACTTTTCATCAGTTGAGGCAAACCGTTTTTCTAACTCACCTAAAGACTGATCTTCTAACTTGCCAAGCTGCGTGCTGTTGGCTTGCATCTGATCCATTAAAGCCTTTTTCTTGGTTGTAAGCTGGTCTGCACGCTCATCGCCCAAAACCATGCGACCTCTGGTAAGCTCATAATTTATGCCGTCATACTCACTTATAAGTTTTTGTTGCTCATCAAAAATTTCCTGTTGGGCCTGCAACCGTTTCTGTTTACCAGGGAATTTAGCGGCTGACCTACCAGCAAAGATGCCTATAGCGCCCTCTGGGATACTGCCACGGAGCAAATTAGCCCCTGTCATGCCAGCGCCACCAAAAGTCAGGCCAAAGTTCGTTATTTCATCCACAACGTCATCAGGCAGTTTGCCATCAACAGGTATATATCTTGGATCGCCCTGCATAGCACGGCCAACAGTTGTGGCCGCGTCTCTTACACCACGCGCCGAGCTTGTTATAAGCTCTGGGAAGGCTGGAACTATATCGCCTTCTGGTGAACGGCCCACAGGCAATATTGTGCCGCGATCCTGAATATTGTCCTGTCCAAGCAACGCAGCGCCAATATCAACGCTTTCCGGTGAAATTTGCGTGTCTATAATGTCAGGCATCTGAAGCACCGCACTGTTAGGCAGCGCCCTGCTATTAAAGAAACGGCTATCGCTAAACGGATCGTCACGCTTCTCAGCCATCAGCTTCTGCGCCATCATGCGCCGTGCGAATGTGCTTTGCTCTGCCATGCAACCTGAAACCCTGATATTTTGTAGATGGGGGCGTGTTTACATATCGCCTTCGTCGTCGCCGCAAGCCAGCCCTGGGGGTATGGCCTGGGGCGGGTCTGAATCGAGTGCCGCCCCTCAAAGGCGGTAACACGCAGCGCCACAAGCTAGGCTAGGCAACGATCAGCGCTGCCAGACCTTGCAGATCACTACAAGATCACTACAAATTACTGCCCCGGTGTTACGTCCACAACCTCTGGCTCACCATCACGCATTATGTTGATCTGCACGGCTAAACCGCCGCCTTTACCAGCGTCAGAGCCAAACGTAGCCTTCTGAGTGCGCTCTAAGTACCAGCTATCTGCCCGCCAGTCCTTTTCGCCGGCTTTTCCGATCCGCTGCACCCTGAGAGCGACTGCCGCGCTCTCTGCTGCGCGTACCTCTGCACTAAACTCACTATCCTCTTGAATCCACCTTGTCAGCGTATTCTCATGCACTCCGACAGCCTGCGCTGCGTGTACTTTAGGCACGCCATCCTTGAGCAATGCTAATACTGCTTCCCTCTTATCTTCTCTGGCTATCACCACTGCACTTGGTTGCGCTACTGCAACCGCAACTGGTTGCGCGGTTGCGATTGGTTGCGCTTTCTGGTTGCGCTTGAACAACTCGCGCTTTACAGCCATCGATCGTGGCTTGTTAGCGATCCACTCTTCCTTGTTGCAGCGCTTCTGTATTGCCTGCCTGGATACCTCATAGTCCTTGGCTACGCTTGTATAGCCCTCACCAGCAAGCACGCGCTCTTTGATCTCATCCCAATCCACTAAGGATGGCTGAAACTTTCTCATTGATATGTCCTGATTGGTTGCGCTGGTTGCGCTAGGTTGCTTTGCTACAACCATATGTTGCGCTATTATAGTGCAACCATACCAAATTTCGTGCAGTTCGCAACATTTATTTGATTATCTGCGTGCATACACTTGACGTAATCCGTCAATAATGCCATAATCATTAAATAGAATAGAGCAACTAAAGGAGCATGAAACAAATGGAAAACATTTATAAAATTCCGAAACGGTACTACATCGATCATGTAGAGTGTGACTGTGAGGCACCTGAGATCATCAGGGAAACCAAAGCCCATTATTTCATCAGTGCTGATGAAACACCTGAGTTAGCTGAACTGCGAGATCGCGCAACATTATATGCTGAAGAAAATGACGATTACTGGAAGAACTGTCGAGGTATTGTCCTATCAGCAAGAGCCACGCTTAAAGTCATTGGCACTACTTGTTAAAGCCTATAATGCAAGCGCACAAGCGCATCCATATAATGGCGCTTTACAACCCGGCCATCGCTGCCCATCCGCAACATTCTTGCCAGCTTTGTCCAAGGCGCACCTCTTGCCTTGAAGGCAGATGCGTGCGCCACCATCCACACGAGACGGCGATCATCTTCTGGCATCTTTACCGTGTAGCCCATAGCCTTGTCATATTCATCTATCTGCTTTGATGTAGGCCTGATGACTGTCTCGCCTAGTTGCGTCCAGCCGTAGCCATGCCAGTCATTGATTACATCAGGCCATGCGGCCATCTTTTGCTTGCGAATAGCTGGTGGTAGGCGCCGATCTGTCTCTGCTGCATCTACAAACAAGCTATGAAGCTGGTTAACGTCCATCAAAGAACACCTCCATCTTTTCTATGAAGGCACGCTGTTGAAAGAGGTTGCTGCCCCAGAACTCCTGCCTTGCTGCTTTGAAGCGCTCGATAGACCATTCGGAGCGCAATCTATTCCATACTTTTTCTTGCCTTGCGCCCCACTGATCGCGCTGCCGATTGGCCGCGACACACCTATATCTGTGATTTGTGTGTTTCACAGTCTTGCTTATAAGTGACTGTATTAATTGGGGATCGACTTTTCCGCTTGACAGATTTTCGGCCATTGTTAAAATAATCTCTTAGCTATCACGCTATGCCTTTGGCTTCGCGCTTTTGTTTCACAAAATATTTAGGTTCTTTCGCTTGCTTCTGTAGGCCATCAGTCATTGCTCTGATGTAGGCCTAGCTGTAGGCCTCTCTATCGTTTTCAGCTTTATTTTTGCGAATCGGCGCTGTTGTATTTCGCGCAGCAATTCCAATGCCTGCTTGCGTGCCGCGTCTATCGTCAAAATCCCGAATTTGCCGAGTGTTAGCAGCTTTTGCTCACCATTGACGCGCGTCTTCAAGATAAACGACACCTTGCCAGCCGCTGTCTGCTTGCGCGCGCCAAAGCCAGCAACCTCTTTATCCCATGCTGTCTGGCCTGCTTGTAGCGCCGAAATCGTCTTATTTGTCATCACTATCATGCTTTTCCCACCTAAATTTTAATTGCCCATAAATTGGTTGCCATTCTCTTTTACCGCCTCTTTTTGTCCATCGATCATGCGGCTTCACCTCACCCTTTATGTGCCACCCTGCGCCTCGTAAGCTCGACCCGCTTTCGCTCTGCAATGTGTATGTGACCAATCGCTCACCGCCCATTTGCTGCCAGATGCGCCAAGACCGCCCATAAAGAAAACTGCAAGCATTTGTTGGCGCATCATCAGAAACGCACAAGCGCGTCACTTCAGCCGTCAGGCCGTCTTGCAGTTGCGCTGACACCGGGCGGCCAACAATGGCAACCCCAATCAATGCGTCACCATAAATTGCACCAATCGCAAAGCGTCCGCCTTGCGTGGGCTTGTTGTGCCTGTGAAAGTTTGCAACAAATTCATTCGCTTCGCGCAGCGTTACTGGCACCAATTGCAGCTTTTTCTTTTTCACACTGTTTGCGCCAGCATCTATCATTGGCGCACACCAGCTTGCCGCTGCCCAGAAT